GATTACCAAGGTTTCCTGAACGGCGTGACGCCTTACGTCATGGCGGCGCAGGAAGCACTCGGTTTTCGCATCAGCCCTGATCTGCAGAAGCAGGTCGATGAAGGGGTGATCGACGAGAACGCAGCCCGGGAACTCACCCGCACGCGGCACCGCGCCGCGCAGGCCGAGGCCCGGCTGAAAGACGCTGATCGGACGAACAGCACCACCCAGCAAGTGCAGCACGTGGAACGCATCCGCGGCGCTGTGGATACCTGGGAACAGAACATCAAGCGACGGGACCCCGACTATGCCCAAATGTCGGGTGCTGTGCGGCGTTATGCGCTGGGTCTGTTGCAGGAGAGGGGAACCCCCAAAACTCCGCAAGAGGCGGTGGCACTGACGCAAACGGCGTATGACGAAGTCAAAGCCATGTTCGCCCAGGCGCGTCCTGCGCCACGGGCCACACGGGCAGCTCCGTCCAGCATCCATGTCGCAACCGGCACGCCGAACGTCGAACCACGCAACCTCAAAGAGGCAGTGGTCCTGGCGCTCGCCAATGCGCGGCGTGCCTCTTGACACGCGGATGAACCACCATGGCGTTCACGGCAGGAGAAATCTCCAACATCGCCAATGCGGCGTTGGACTTTTACTACAACAAGGGAGATACGTTTAAGCAGTCGATCCAGGCCAAGCCGCTGCTGCGCATGCTGGAAAGCAGCGCGAAATCCTTCCCCGGCGGCAAGGGCAATATCAGCCTGGCGGTGAAGGGCGACTACGGCGCCGGTGGCGTCAATGACCACGTGGTCGGCTACACCCACAACGACACGGTGAACTTCTACACGCCGGCCAACATCAAGCGGGTGAACTACCCGTGGCGTGAACATCACATCGGTCTGACGCTCACTCATACCGAGCTGAAGATCGACGGCATCACCGTCACCGATGACGCGGGTGATGGCAGCTCGCTCAGCAATCACAGTGACCGCGATGTCACTGTGCTGGTCAACCTGCTGCAGGACAAGCTGGAGGACTTCGGCGAACAGTATGCGCGTTCGATGAACACGCTGCTGTGGGGCGACGGCACTGCCGACGCCAAGGCCCTCGCCGGCATTCAGAGCATCATCGTCGACGTGCCTAACACCGGCACTCTGGGCGGCTTGTCACGCGCCACCAGCACCTGGTGGCAGAACCGCGCGGCGACCACGGCGTTCGGCACCGCCGGCGGGCGGGGACCAGTCACCTCAGCCGCTGCCAACGGCGGCGCACTGCTGCAGTTCCTGCAACAGGAATATCGCCAGCTGATCCGCTATGGCGGGAGGCCATCGAAGTTCCTCGCGGGCAGCTCGTTCATCTCGGCGATGGAAGTCGAGCTGCGGTCAAACGGCAACTACACGATGACCGGCTTCACTGGTCCCCAGGACGGCAGCATGGGGTCGCTGAAGTTTATGAACTGCACCATCGAGTATGACCCGACACTCGATGATCTTGGCCACACCAAACGCGGCTACTGGTGGGACCCGCGGCACATCTATCTGATGAAGCAGGACGGCGAGTGGGACCACAAGTTCACACCCGCACGGCCTTACAACCAGTTCGTCATGTACAAGTCCATGACGCACACCGGTCAGATGGTGGCGCAGCAGGTTAACTCTGCATTGGTGGTCGACATCGCCTGAGTGCTCGCACAGCGGGACTGGCCCAAGCGGGCTGGTCCCGCTGTTGTTTCACCTGAAACCAACAGGAGGACCCCATGCCGTCTGTCTCTAAGGCGCAGTCCCGGCTGATGCACGGCGTTGCGTCGGGCAACATCAAAGGCTCCGGCGTGCCGCCGAAGGTCGCCAAGGAATTCGTCGCCGCCGACAAGGGCAAGAGCCAGGCCAAGCTGCCGATGCGCAAAGCAACGCCGAGGGGCCGGTAATGCCGGCGTTTCATCTGCTGCGTTGCATGGTTGCCCTTGGCGGGGACCAGGGTAATACCGTTTACCGCCATCGCGGTCGGCCGATCGTGTTCCCGGAGCTGCCGATCCTGCAGTTCGTGCACGGCGAGGAAGCCATCACCGACATCGCCGTGGTCGGCACCTGGGAAGCCAGCAACGATGAGGTGCTGATGCGGCTGGCGACGATCTACCAGCCGGAGACGGTGCAGGCGGTGTTCCCCGGTGCACGCCCGCGGTTGCCGGTGTCCGATCCGTCGATCCCACGCTGCACTCTGCCGATCTACAAGGCGCGGCCGACGCTACCGCAAAGCCCCGATCCGAAGCTGCGTCCGTTGGATCAGTTCACCATGACGCAGGACATGCCGGTGCTGGACGCACCGCCGTTGCCGCCGGAGACCGAACCGACGCCGGACGAGATCGCGGCGCACGCCCAGGACGAGGACGAACAGGCAGACCTGGGTCTGGAGCCGCCAGTCATGCCGGCGGTTGAGGACCAGCCGCACATCGTGCGTGACACGCATGGTCGCGGATCATCGCGCACCGCCTCCGCATCACGCACGCCCAGCACGCTGCCGGACGTGAATGCCGGTGGCAGCCACGCGCCTGGTCACGTGCAACAGCACCGGTCCCGGAGCTGACCGATGGGCAAGCAGCTGCAGGACATGCTGACTGATCTGCGCGCCGAGGTTGGGCACTCCACCAACGTCGCGCACGGCATCAACGACCGTGACACGCTGCTTTACTATCTCAACCGCACCCAGATGCAGCTCTATCAGGACTATGACTGGCCGCAGCTGATCATCGATCGCGACATCAAACTGGCGGACGGTCAGCGTTACTATCCCTATCCGACAGACCTGGCGTTCGACGACATCAGCCACATCTGGGTGCTGATCAACACCGTTTATAACGAACTCGCCTACGGCATCGGTCCTTACGAGATGGTGCTGTGGAACTCGGACACCGGGTTCAAGGCGTGGCCCACCCGCAAATGGATGCACCACGCCGACGACAACACGCTGGAGCTATGGCCGGTCCCCGACGCCAGCGCGATCGACGCCAACGCCATCATCCGGCTGCGCGGGACCAAGACCGTCACCAAGATGATCAACGACAGCGATCAGGCCACGCTGCCTGACAACCTGATCACGCTGTTCAGTGCCGTCGAAATCCTGCAGCGCGACAACGCCAAGGATGCCGCGCTGAAACTCCAGAAGGCGAACGAGGCGATGCGCCGTCACCGGGTGCGCCAGTTCAGCCACAAACAGGTGCGCCCGATCGTCATCGGCGGCGGCGGTGGCGATGCGCAGTCCCGGCCCGGGCATCAACCGGTGCTGGGCCTCGATTACATTCCGCCAGGTTATGGCTCTGGTCCCGGTTCGATCGATCACTGATGGCAGCCGGGACCAAAGTCTTTTCGGTTACCGACTTCAAAGAGGGACTGGATGTTCGCAAGTCCCCGCTGACGGCGCCTGGCGGCTCGCTGCGTATTCTGGAGAACGCGGTGCTGAACAACGGCGGCGAGATCGAGAAGCGTCTGGCCTTCGTGGTGCAGACCACGATGCCGCCAGATTACACCTACCTGTTCGGCCAGGGCACCGAGCTGCACGCCTTCGGTGTCGACACCACCGCGGTCATTCCTCCGGGCACGCTGCCGGTGTCGATCGTCGCGCACAGCCTGGCCGCGGCGCCGGAACAGATCGTCCAGCTGCTCGACGTGGAAGCCTACGCCGACAAGTTTTTCGTCTGTGGGCTGGGGGCCAGCGGGACCACCTACTGCTGGTATGACGATGCACTGGTCCTGGAGGTGGACAGCAGCTACAGCCATGGCACCTATGCGCGCACCTGGAAGTCCAAGATGTATCGCATCGACGGGCAATATTTGCGCTTCAGCGGGACCAACAATCCGGCGCAGAACGACCCGGCGTCGGTGGACGAGCCGGGGGCCGGCTTTATCAACATCGCTTTGAACGACCCGGACGGCGAAAACCTGCAAAGCATGGAGGTTTTCTACAGCAACATGGCGGTGATGTCCCGTCTGCAAACGCAGATGTGGACGCTGGACCCGGACCCGACCCAGGACACGATGGGGCAGCTGCTACGGATTGGCACCGTGGCGCCGCGGTCGATCGTCCAGTTCGGGACGGGCGATGTGCTGTTCATGTCTGACAGCGGCGTGCGCAGCCTCAAGGCGCTGTATATCAACCTCGCCGCCAGCGTGAACGATGTCGGCTCAGCCATCGACAATCTGCTGATCGATGCAATCCGCAGCAACCCCAACGGTATGACTTCGGTCGACGCGATCGTGCAGCCGATCCAGGGGCGTTATTGGTTGAGCGTTGCCGACACGATCTATGTGCTCAGCTACTTCCCGGCCGGCAACATCACCGCCTGGAGCACCTTCAACACCGGGTTTACCACGCGGCACTTCGCGCTGGTGCAGAACATGGTGTTTTGCGACGACACGGACGGGAATGTCTACCTCTATGGCGGTGTCACCCGCGACGAATACGACAGCTGCCAGGTCACGGTGCGCACGCCGCACATGAGCGCCGACGATCCGACCGAAAACAAGCGCATCAAATCCGTTGACGTGATGTGCCAGGGTCCGTGGTCAATCAGCATCGGTATGCTGCCTAACAACACCGAAGCCTTTGAGCTGTGCGCCACGGTGCAGGACAACACCTACGGCCTGATGAGCATCCCGTTTGCCGGCTACGGCACGCATATTGGTGTGCACATGGTCAACCAGGCGCCGGGACCAGCGATCATGGCGGCATTGCATTTCAACATCCAAGAGGGCGTGGTGAAATGAGCGGTGTCGGCATGCACGAGGTCACCCGCGAGGGCATCACGCATATTGCGCGAAACCTGCGCGAGCGAGACCGGCGTGAGATATTCGCGCTGCGCTGGGACGACGACGAGGACGCACTGATCGAGGACATCAACCGCGCCGCCGGCGCGATGTGGAAAGTCTGGTCCTGGGACGGCGAACCGGTGTCGATCAACGGCGTGGTCCCGGTGCGACCTGGCGTGGTGATCTGCGGTGCGTTCGGCACCGAGCAGTGGCGCAAGACCTTGCGGCCGATGACGCACTGGTCCCGCGATTTCGTCATCCCTTCGTTGCAGGCGTCCGGCTATCACCGTGGCGAAGCCCACGTGCTGGCAGCCAACACTGACAGCCGGCGCTGGATCGAGATGCTGGGCGGCAAGGTCGAGGCGTTGTTGCAGGGCTACGGCCGCAACCGCGAGGACTTCCTTTTGTATGCCTGGGACCTGACCAAAGACAGGAGTGAGGGCGATGTGCTTCCACAGCGGCGGCGGCAGCAGTTCGCCACAGATGGGTATGGTGCAATACACTGACCCCAACACGGGGCAGACCAACAGTTACTACACCGAGGTCGGCGTCCCCGGGGATTACGCCGCGCGTGGTGCCACCACGGTGGCGCAATATCAGACGATGGCGAGCCAAGACCTGAGTGACAAACAGATCGCGGCACAGCAGCAGATCGCCACTCAGCAGCAACAGTTCAACCAGCAGCAGGCTGATGCGCAGGCTGCGCAGTATGCCCAGCAGCAGCAACAGGCAACGGACCAGGCGAACCGGCAAAGCGAATATGATACCGGGCGGGCGCAGACGCTGGCGCAGGGCACGCAGCAGGTCAACGATGCGTTCGCCCAGTTCAGCCCGGATTACTTCAACCAGTATGCGCAGGACTATATGTCCAAGGCGCAGGATGACATCACCTACCAGCAGCAACAGGCGCAGAAGCAACTGGCGTTCAGCCTCGCTCGCCAGGGCATTTCCGACAGCCAGGCCGGGGTCAATCAGCAAGGGCTGTTGCAGGAGACCGCGGGCCGCGCCACCGCCGAACAGACCGCCAATGCGCAATCCGCCGAAGCGCAGCTGCAAGGCAATGTTGCGCAGGCCAAGCAGAACCTGCTGGGCCAGGTCACCTCGTCGGAAAGCATCGGCTCGCCGATCGCCGGCAGCACCGAGCAGGATGTCAACGCCGCGCTGAACACCCAGCGGTCGGCAATCTCGGGCATCACTGCGAACGCTGGCGACACCGTGGCCAGCCTCAACGCGGTGCCCACGGTCGCCCCGCTGGCGAATATCTTTTCCGGCATTCTGGGCAGCACCGGCAGCTATCTGGGCGGCACCAACGC